TCCCGCGGTAGTTCGCAGCCTCAGTGCGCGCCTTGTGAACCTCACCGAGCACCGCAGCACGCGCGGTGTCATCGAGGCCGGCCAGCAGGTCCTCCAGGGACTTTGCCTGCTCGGTCGTACCTCCGGCGCCTGTGGGGGCGACTTCGGTCGTGCCTTCAGTGGTGCCTTCGGATTGTTCGGGCATGACATGTCCTCCTGGGACGGGTTGTTGTGTTTCCCCGCACCGGGCGGGAGGTCTGTTACTTGCCGGCGAGCAGTTTGCTCAGCCGGTCGATCTGTTTCGTGCGCCACGGAGAGTCGGACATCCCTTGCGCCTGGTTGAGCAAGAACTCAACCTGTGGGCGGTCCATGTTCGTACCGGGCAGCAGGTCCCGCGGCTTCTTGGCGCCGGTCGTGCCAGTGACTGGACGACCTTCCATCGCTTGACGGAAAGCGTTACGAGCGTCATTGCCACTGCGGCCCTTGGTGGACGACTCCCACAGCGCTTGCATCTCGCGCATGTGCGCTGATGGCTCGTAGGCGGTGAACACCGGCTCTGCGTGGCACTGGCAGAGCCCGCCGCTGCCGTCCGCGTTAGGCGTGTGAGCCTTGAAATTGGCGGACTGCTTCGACGTGTACAGGAACCCGGCGCCGGCACGCAGCGCGAGCATGACGCAGAACGAGCAAGCACCCGGCGAGGTGACACGCGCCCAGCCTTTGGCGTACTTGTCCTGCATGACTGCGCCGATGATCGTGTCCCGGCCTTGGTCGAGCACCAGGTTCTGCACGGCACCATCGAGCCGGGTCAATGCGGCCTCTGTGGTCTGCGGTGTTACTGGGCCGTACAGGTCCGTCGTCGCCCACGACACCGCCGACTCGATCACCGAGTCCGCAGGCGTAGGAGCCAACTTCGACACCGGGCGACCGGGCACTGACGCTGCAGCGCGCTCGGCCTTGTAGTACGCCAACGCGGCAGCCGACGACGCCTGCCCGTACCGCTGGACGATGGCCCGAACCGCCGCCGTGAACTGCGGCATGGTGGCCTGCAGGTTGTGCAGGTCCAGCAACGGCCACGCCTCACGCAGTAGTTTCGGGATCAGCGAGACGAGAGCGGACTGGCCTAGTTGGTGCTCATCCGCTGGGCGCGGTGAAGTACTAACCGCCTGCTGGGCCACTGTCCATCATCTTCCTGAGCACCGCAGCCTTCATGATTGCGGCGGGAGAGTTGTCTGGCGTCGATTTGTTCGGGTCAGGCTGGCCGGCACCCTGAGCCGCGTCGGCGGTCAATGCCTTGTCAGCACGGAACGCCTTGGCGTCGAGGTTGTGCGCGATCTCCTGCAGCATCGACTGGCCCTGATCCGTGGCGCGGTCGATCTCGATGCGCTCACGCTGGATCGCGTTGTACCCCAACGCCTCACCCGTCACGTCCGACGTGGCAGGAAGGTAACCCATCGTGACCTGCTTGAAGACCGCATCAGTCGTTGCGGCGATCGTCGGGGTTGAGGTCGAGGACCACACGGTGGTGATCTTCTCCATGTTCGCCGGCTCACTACCGCGAACCATCAGAGCCAGCTTCATCACGTCACGCCAGCCCTTACCGAACATGACCGTTTTGTGGTCAGCGCGCCGGGTCAGCTCGCCCTCGCCGGAACGGATCGCATCCGCGCTCGTCGGGTTGGCGGTGGCAAAGCCGAGCATGTACGGCGGCAGGCCGGTCAGCGCAGAGATGCGCTGGCAGTACGAGTCGATGACCTTCGTGAACACGGATGGGTCATAGGCGGTGAACTGGCCCACTGTAGGGACGTTGCCCTCAGCGTCACGCTCGAGCGCCTGGATCCGGCCTGTGTACGTCGACCATGCGTCCTTTGGTGTCCCGTCGGCCGACTGGAATGCCGACTCGTCAGCGCCGAGGATGTACCGCTGCGGCGCCGAGTAGAACTCACCCGCCACCATCAGCCCCAGCATCGTCCTGGCCGCCGCGTTGGTGATGTTCATGATTTCGGGTGTGATCTCGGAGGCGCCATCACGAGCGTAGGAACGGGGGCGGTTCGGGATGCGGACGATCATGACCTGACCGAGCATGTGACGATCACGGTCAGTGACGGTCCATCCGCCGCCGGACTGAATCAGCGAGATCGTCTCATCGGGCAGGTAGAGAGTCGCCTGACGTGAACCTTCGAACCCGAACAGGCGCAGCGCCGCAACGATCGTCCGGGTGCGGGCATCCCACTCCACTGCGATGTCCAGTGGGGATTCCACTGTGATGAGCGGGGGTGTGTCGATGACGTTCCCACCAGTTGCGGGGGAACCGACACCGACATACCCGCAACCGAAGACCAGCGCGTCCAGATGCGCCATCGGATGTTCCGAGTCCAGGTCGTTCCCGAGCCAAATCTCCTGCAGGTCCGCATCAACATCGTTGGAGTCCGGGTAACGGAACCCGTCAACATTCAACCGGCGATCGAGGCCGTCAACGCAAACACGCGGCCAACCCGGCGCGATCTTAACGTTCCGCATCGACGGAGGGATGGAGATCCCCAAGTCCTGGATGTGAACAGTGCCCCGGTAGTGCGCGTCCAGGAGCTGCAACCCATATCGCTTGGACTCCACCAGCGACGTCAGGCGCGTCACCAACGACGCCTCATTACCGGACAGTGCCACCAGCGGCAGGTTCAACGCGACCACCGAACTCGGGCCATAAGCCCTCACTCCGTAGGTCTGGTCAGCCTGGTCCATATTGACGGGGCTGCCGGTTTCGCCTATGGGCATGGTCACTGGTTGTGCCCCTTCCCATTTTGGTTACTGAAGGACGATCACCCGACCCTTGCCGGGCGTGCCCTTCTTCGTGCTGAGCAGGTAGATCCTGCGCAGCATCCGGCCGCCGATCAGACAGACAGCCAGGTCGATCTTGTGGCGGCTGGAACGGTTGTCCTTGCGTATTGACGTGCCGTACAGCCCCGGCGCGAGTTTGGCGTTGACCATGTGCTCGCGCAGCCACGCTGACTCGGTGAAAGTCACTGTGCCGGACACGAGTTCGCTCGCCACCTGCTCGCACGCCGGCACGAAGATGGCTTGGTTGATGGCCAGGGCCATGTCGAACGCGACCGCGTGAGTGCGGTTGCCGGTCTTCACGGGCCAGCACTTGAGCCGCTTGCCGTACCGTTGCGACCACTCGTCGCACAGCGTCCACCAGAAACGGTTGTCACCCTCGGTGTCGTCGTCCTTGGCGTGGCTCGGGTCGAACCAGAACGCCATGACCTTGAATGTGCCGAACGCCTCAATCACCGCGAGGTCGAACGCTGCCCGGTTAACAATCTGCCCTGCCTTGGGCTGCTGAACGTGTAACACCTGGCAGTGACCGTCGCTGATCCGTGTCGCCATCAGCCCGGTAGCGTCGCCAGACTTGGAGCCATCCCCGAACAGGACCACAGCCTCACCGGCTGCGATCAACTCAGGCCGTGAGGCGTTGCGGACATCGTTTGGGTCGGCCCATGCGTCCTCGGCTGCGGAGATCTGGTTGTACCACTTGCGCCGAGACTCGCTCGCTGAGTTCGACCCGTTGACGATGCTCTGGACGATGCGCCGCGTGTTCAGCCACACCGAGTCGCCTCGGATGGACTCGACCACGCCGGGTGCAGCCTCGGCGGTCAGTGGTGCTTCCGGTGGTGCTTCGAGGCTGTCATACAGCAGGCCGAACTCCATCGACTTCGGCCGTTGGCAGTTGATGCACTCGGGCCAGTCGGTTAGATCCTCATGAGCCTCACAGTGGGTGCCCTGTGTGGCCTCGAACGCCTCGCGCATCTTCTGCCCGACAGAATCCTCGCCGGGACGGTAGGCGTTACAGAGGTCAAGGATGCGAGCGGCGCCACCCTCCGACTTCGCCGCGTTGCCCTCGATCGCGCCGGCCATGTCGTGACCGGAGTTAGACGAGTTCCAGTTCTGGGTCTCAACCCGGATGATCCGAGTGGGACGTGCACCCTCAACGGTCAGCGGGTTGCTCGTCACGGCCTCGATCTGCGCCGTGTCACCCCGAGCCCACACGTTCAGCTTGCCGATCTGGATGCCGTACTTCTTGCGCGTCTCAGCAGGTATGAGACCAGGGAACAACTTCATGGTCGTCTGGGTCTGCTGCTGCGCCGTGGCGATGATCTGCACCCAGGCGTTCTCCTGCTGCCGACCAACCGGAACGTCTCCGCGCCAGTGATCAAACATCGCATCTTCGGAACAGATGTCTGTGGCTGACACGCAAGCGCCGACAGGGTCCTTGCCATGACCCTTCAACCGTTGCAGAACCGCAGACGGGTACAGGAACTCGCCCGTCTCGGGGTTGATCGCGTCAGACCACAGAACAAAGCGCGCCTGCTCGAGCGTGTACGTCCACGGCCCACCCTTGGGCGCCGACAGGTTCAACCCTGTCCATGCCAGGTTGCGCCACCCCATCGTGACCGCCGGCAACACCCATCCGTTGTCGTACTGCCACGTCGGGCCGATCTTGACTGGCTCCCACTCAAGGCCAGTAGGCGGTGTCGCACGCTCTAGTTGATCCTCATACCAGCCAATGATCTCGCGGTAGTCGGAGTCAGCAGTGCGGGTCTGGGAGGCAGCGAGACTACGCGCCATCGCTGGTCGTCAGGTATGCAACCAACGCTGGGTTGTCACGCAACACACAGACGATGGGTGACTCGAGCATTGCGATGACGGCTTCCTCGCGGTCGCCCTTCTCCTTGCCCAATCCACGCCAGTCAGGGCTGCCCATGACGGACTCGCACATGGCGTGCATGACCTCATGCCAGAAGGTCAGGCGTTGGACATCAGGCGTGGCTGCCGGGTTGATGTAGATCGTGGCCTCGAGGTTCTGGGTGTGGCCGTAGTCGCCCTTGCGTTGGATCTTGTGCTCGTAGCGCATCCAGTCGTCGGGGTCGATGGTCACTCGGTAGGTGACTGAGCCGATGATGACTGAGGTGGGCATGTTAGCCATCACGCGCCCCGCTCTGACCACTTTTTGACCGCAGCCGAACGATGCTGATTCAACGCAGGGACAGCCTCGTCAGCATCAGGCAACGCCAACTGCTTGAGGAACGCGGCGCGTGACTTGCGATGCTTGTCCATCTCCGCAATCAACGGGTGGATCACCAACTGACCCATGCTGCCCTTAGTCGTCATCGGGCTCTCGGCAGCGACCCACGCCTCAGTCAGCAAGGTGAGCATGTCCGACGTCCGGCACACATCCTCGAGCACTGTGAACTCGTCGGCACGCAGCTTGTACGACCCGGCAATCGAGGACCACTGAGCCTTCCCGGCCTTGCCGAGACCTACAGGTGCCTTTGGTGCAGCCATGACGGTGACCTCCAGGGTCGGTGCGTGCCACCAGGGCACGATCGTGCGGGGGTTGTGAGTCGAAAAAACGGGGGCAGGGCGCACGCAGGATCCGGTCTGCTAACCGAGTCGCACAGCACCCTTAGCCGGGTGGGGGAACCCTCCCCAGGGGGTCAGATCAGTCCGGGGTGCTGCTCGGGTGCCCTCTTGCCTCGTTGGGCGCGTCGTGTGCTGCCTCGCGCTGCCTCTGCCTTGCTCTTGTCGGCGTGGCACTCACGTCCACAGGTAGGACAGGGCGCGCCGTGTGCAGGGGCGAGGTTGCTCGCGTCGTGCATTGACAGGGTTGGGTGTGTCCACTCTGCCCATGGGATGACGTGGTCTACCTGCGTCGCTTGTTCATGTCCGCATAGGTGGCAGATGCCAGCGTGTGCAGCGATGATACGTGCTGCCTTGTGTGGGTTGATGTAGTCGGCTGACGTGCGTCGCTTCTGATCCCACGCCATGCGCTACCTCACTGTGTCAGGTGCGTGACCTGCTGCTACTGGGCGCGCCATGCGTCAGCCACACAGGCAGCGCCTTGACCAAGCCAGCCACAACAGCGACCGTGCCTGCTGCCGTCAGTGCCCATGAGATAGACCCTGTCCATGTCAGGAACAGTGCGGAGGCGATCAGTGCGAGGCCCCATGTGATCGTGCTGTAGTCGCGGCTCATACCTGCATCATGGTGCTACTTGATGCAGGGCGCTAGCCGTGATGCTCGCCCGGCGCGTGCCCTGGCGTTGCGCCAGTGGCTCGTTTGTGAAGGTTGGCACACAGGCCCTTGATGATGCTGGGTCCGACGTACTTGCCGAGTTCGACTTCGCATCTTGCAAAGTCACCTGCGACGCCCCAACCGATCTTCGCGGCGCCTTCCCCCTCAGCCCAGTACGCCATCAGACGCTCAGTGTCGCCGGGATGACGTTGCGCGCCGCCTGTGTCGACCATCAGCGCACAGCCATGTCTCGAGTGAGCGTGATCCTGGCGTCGAGTAGTTCGTCGATGCGCTCGCTGAAGCGTCGGACGTTGGGCAGGTCGGGGGCAGCAACGGCGCGGGCCAGCATCTTGCACAGGGTGGTGAGCGCGACGTCTACCTCAGCGAGGGTGACGTCGGCGCGCCGTGTGATCGTCATGGCGCCTCCCGTGTTGGTGCCCGCAGCCTCGCGGTGTGACGTCGTGGGCTCTGGGCCTGTGTGTTGGTGACGTGCCGGCGAGGGCTGCGGGAGCATAGGAAAGCGGACCGACTCCCTGTTTTTGGGATGCCTTGTCCACTGGCTTCAAAGCATGACACGGTGCGCTGGATTTGACAAGGATTCTCATTCTCGGCGTGTTGAATCACGCCGGAACACCCCTCTGAGCCTCACGCTGCGTATCTGCCTTGAGTAGTTCTCTGACATCCCCGATCCGGTAGAGTGGTCGTCCGAGCCTGTCTGTGGCGTGAGGTATCAGCCGTCCGCGCTCAGCCCACTTGCGGATCCGGTCAGCGCTGATGGGCGAGCCCAGGTCGGTCACGGCTTGGGCGATGTGCGCTGCCCGCTCGAGACGATCCTCGGCCGCTTCAAGCAACCACTCGCGCCGGCCTGCCATGTCGTAGGTCATTCCACACGGGCGGCACTCGACCATGCCAGCACCCTCGCGGACGTAGAGATC